ATCACGACTCTGGCGAACACTACACTGGCAACAACGACAGTTAATGGTACAACAGGAAATTTTGGTACTGCGGCATTGGCCGCTGGATCACTTACGGACAGTTCTGGAGCAATTTCATTCGGTAACGAAAACCTTACAACAACAGGAACATTTACATCTGGTAATTTAATTTGTGGTACAATCACATCTACTGGAGCAACTATTGTATTTGAGGGTGCAACAGCAGATGCGTATGAAACAACCCTTACGGTAACAGACCCTACTGCTGATAGGACATTTACATTTGGTGATGAGACAGGAACCGTTATAACTACTGGTGCGACAGATACTCTCACGGGGAATATGATGAAAAGTGCTGCAACACTTCTTATTGTTAATTCATCTGGTAGTACTCTAAAAACAATTATTGGTGCTGGGTCTGCATCATAAATATAAAATAGGAAAAACAAATGGCAGCTATTATTACAGAAAAGTTTAGATTACATAATGCCGCTCAGTTTGAGGAATCATTCACTGAGTCGAGCAATACTGTGTATTATCTGTTTATTGGTAAGAGTACACCTTTTACTTCTGGAACAACTGGGGGGTCGGACTCTTCTCCCCCAATTCCTCTTGACAGTCCTACTGGCGAATATTATACATGGGACGATATGATTGCTGCCAAAAGTATCGGTTCTGCTAATATTCAAAGAACTGTTCCTAGAAGGAATTGGGTTAACGGTACAATATATGATATGTATAAACCTACATATAGCTCATCAAGTACATCAACCTCCGGCGCAGCGAATCTATATGATTCCACATTCTATTTTGCTACATCTGATTATCGTGTATATAAAGTTCTTGATAATAATAGTGGGGCCGCATATAGTGGATCAGAACCAACAAGTACATCAGTTGCACCTTTTTCTAGTGGTGGTTATGTTCTTCAGTATATGTATACTCTTACATCTAGTCAAATAAATAATTCATTAACCGCTGATTTTATGCCTGTTACAACAAATGCTACAATTAGTGCCGCAGCAGTTGATGGTTCAATTGACGCATTATCTGTTACTGTTGGTTCTGGATATACAAATGGAACTTATTATGCCGCAGTATATGGAGATGGGACTTCTCAAGGAACATCTTCTGGTGCGATTGTACGAATTACAGTTTCAGGCGGAGCGATTGTTGCTTTCGGGTCAACTGCTGGAACAAACACTACAATGCATTCTGTCGGGGCGGGATACACATATGGTACAGTCAATCTTGCAAGTGGTTATACTTTCTCTGATGCCGCACTATCTAGTGCCTCTGCAATTGGTGGGTCTGGTGGTTCTATAAGTGTTATAATCGGACCCAAGGGTGGCCATGGTTTCAATGCAGTAGAAGAACTTGGTGGTCATTATGTAATGGCGGGTATAACATTAACTTCTGCTGAAGGTGATGATGTTACTACAGAGAATGATTTTAGAAGACTTGGAATTATAAAAGACCCATATACATTTGGTACAAATTCAGTTGCAACAATATCAACTGCAAGAATGACTTATGCAACAAAACTAACATCACAATCTGGTACGTTTGATGCAGATGAAAAAATAAGTCAAGCTACTACAGGTGCAATTGGTAAAGTTATTGAATGGGATAGCTCAAATTCAATTCTTTATTATGTTCAAGAACGGTTTGGAGACTATGGAACAAACAATACTACGGGTGCTAATGTTGCGTTTAGTGGCGCAAATATTATTACTGGTGCTACCTCTAGTGCAACGGGAACACCTGATGCAAGTGCAGATAGTGCGGTAACTCTTACTGGTGGAAATACAGTAACATTTGCTGATGGTTATGCAAATCCAGAGCTTGCTTTTGATAGTGGAGATATTATTTACCAAGAAAACAGAAAACCAATCAGTAGGTCTTCAGATCAAATTGAAGATATTAAAATTATCGTGGAGTTTTAATAAATGCCGGAAATTACAGACTTAAATGTAGCACCATATTACGATGATTTTGAATCATCTGATAATTTTGTTAGAACTCTATTTAGGCCGGGGTTTGCAATTCAAGCAAGAGAATTGACCCAGCTACAAACTACTCTTCAGAACCAGATTGAAAGAGGGTTTAGTCATGTTTTTAAAGATGGAACAATGGTTATTCCCGGCCAACTGTCTTTGCACTCTAACGCCCGTTATGTAAAGCTTCAAAGTTCTTTTAGTGGTGAGGCTGTTGATGTTACTCAGTATGTAAATGAAGATGTTCCTGTAATATTAACTGGTGCAACTTCTGGTGTAAAGTTTGCTGTACAAAGTGCTAGTGCATCAACTGCAACAGACCCGGCAACTCTTTATGGTGCATATATTCACGGAAATCTATCAGGAGCATTAGAAACAACATTAACCTCAACTACTCAAGATGCTGATGGATATAGTGAATTTATTATTAATGAAAACCTTTCTGCTAATGTTTCTGTACAACATGGAAGTACGGCATTTGCTGCAGATTCTGCTTCTATAATTACAGAGGAAACGGAAACAACTCTTGCAACAGGAGTAGCTGCTACTGGAATAACTGGACCTGTATCTGGAAAATGTACTCTTGCAAAAATTTCTAATGGTATCTATTATGTTAGAGGATATTTTGCAGAAGTTTTAGATCAAAATATTATTGTATCAAAGTATAGTAATACAACAAGTATAAAAATTGGATTAAAAATTGTAGAAGCTGTTATTACTCCCGAAATAGATACTACTCTTTTGGATAACGCACAAGGGTCAGCTAACTTTGCTGCAAAGGGTTCTCATAGATTAAAGTTTACATTAACTCTCTCAACATTAGCTACAGATTCAACGGATGATTCTGATTTTATAGAAATTGCAAGACTTAAAGACGGTATACTAGTAAAATATGCGAGAGATACAGAGTATAATATTCTTGAAGAAACTCTTGCTCGTAGAACTTTTGATGAATCTGGTGATTATACAGTAAGACCATTTACTTTTCAATTGAAAGAATCAATCGATAGTAGTGTCGGTAATGAAAATTTTAAAGGTGTATATTCAAAAGGACAGTTAACTGACAGTGGTAATATCGCATCAGAAGATTATCTTGCTTTACAGGTTTCTACTGGGAAAGCCTATATCAAAGGATTTGAAGTTGAAAAAATTTCTCCTACATTTATTGATGTTCCAAAGTCAAGAGAATTTAATACAATAAATGCAAGCGTTTCTTCTTTTGATGTTGGTAACTTTATTAATATAACTAATCTATATGGAACGCCGGATGTATCATTTATAAGTGGTGAAGCAGCTGCCTTTAAAGAGATTGGTCTTTATGATAAATCAATTGGAACCAGAGGAACGGCTTCTGGAACTAAAATTGGTGTTGCTCGTGCAAGAACATATCAGCATGTTTCTGGTACATCAGGAAATACTGATGCGGTATATAGACTCTACTTATTTGATATTCGTCCATTTACCATTCTTGAATTATCAGGAACACCAAGTCCAACATTATTGTCTGTTACATCCAATGGTGGCCAACTTATTACAGGAAGCACTACTGGTGCAACTGGTTTTGTTTATGGCGCAGATACTTCTGGAGTTAATGTTTTTCTTACAACAGTAACAGGAACTTTTCAAGTAGGAGAAACCTTAGTTTCATCAAATTCTGCTGAAACAGGAGGAATTGTAGAGGATTCTGATAATACAGATTTAACTGTTGCAACTATTACTAGTAAATCAGTTGCAGATACTCGCTCTTTTCATATGGAAGATGCTGATAGTGGTCAACAATTTACTGCTGATGCCGAGTTATTAACTGTAAGTAATGTAGATGTTGACCAGCTTGTTATGGATGGAACAGATGCGAATAGTATAGATGTAAATGATAATATTGTTCTTGAAGAGGATAACTCAACCACTCTTGCTTTAGAAAGAATAAAGGTTGCTAAACTTAATAATCCTGAGAAGAACGTTTCTTTATTCAATCTTGCAAAGCGTCCAGTAAAGACTTTATTGACTGCTACAAATGACGGTGAGAGCGATACACAATTTACAATTCGTAAACAATTTGTTGCAATTACAAACTCTTCTGGTTCAGTGCAAATTAGTGCTGGTACAAATGAAACATTTTTATCTCATACGGAAGCTGATTATACTATATCAATTCTAACAGCTGGTGATGGAACAGGTGTTCAAGGTCAGATTGTTGGTGCATCAACTGGTTTTTCTGGTGGTGGTACTTCTTTAGTTACAATTACAAATGATGCTGTATTTGGTGCAAGTGCAAAACTGAAAATTATGGCAACATTGCTTAAAACTTCTGTGATTCAGAAATCTAAAGCAACTAAACTAATGAAACAAGTCAAAGTAGTTGCTGGAACTACAGATGCATATGGAACAAGGCCTAGTGATAAAGAAATTTCTCTTGGTCGGGCTGATGTGTTTAGGTTGTCGGCAGTTTATGAATCTGCTGACTCTAGTACTGATTCTGTTTCTCCTACTATCGTTGTTACTACTGTAACTGGAACATTTACTAGAGGAGAAAAAATCACTGGTAGTACGAGTGGGGCAACCGCAAGAATTACTACAATGAGTACTCCACTACAGATTGTTTATTTAACAGGAAATAAAAAATTTAATGCTAGTGAGATAATTACTGGCGAATCCTCTGGTGCAACTGCAACAACAACAGCAGTAACAACTGGAGATCATCTAATTACATCTAACTATACTCTTGATACAGGTCAACGAGACAATTATTATGATATTTCTAGAATTATTAGAAAACCAGGCATGCCTTCTCCGACAGGAAGACTTCTTATTATTCACGATTATCTAGAACATAGTGCAGGGGATGTTTTAACTGTTGATTCTTATAGTGATGTTGCAAACCAAATGGATTATGTTGATATTCCATCATATACAGCTATAAAGGTTGATCCTGATGTTCCTGTACCATCGCTTAGTCTATATCCATTATATAATGCTTTTGATTTTAGGCCTTGCGTTGAAAATGCCACTGGAGCTGGTACAGATGTGTCTACTGTAGATGAGATTACTGGGTATTCTTTTGATTTTTATCATAGACAGTTTGATGGAACAGGATCATCATCAAATAATTTCCTTAAACCTCAATCTTTGGTACAAGCAGATTATGAGTTTTATTTATCAAGACAAGCTACTCTTAGTATTGATTATGAGGGAATCCTCAGTGTAAAGGTATCACCTTCAGATGAAAATCCCCAACCTCCAACAAATGATGATACAACAATGACGCTTGCTACTTTAAGTATTCCTCCTTTTACATTTAAACCTACAGATGTTATTGTAGAGAGAACGAAGAATCAACGTTTCACAATGAGAGATATTGGTAAACTTCAACAACGTATTGGAAATTTAGAATACTATACGAACCTATCTTTATTGGAACGCTCTACAGAAAGTTTTGAAATTACAGATGCAAATGGACTTAACAGATTTAAATCTGGATTTGTAGTTGATGCTTTTCAAGGCCATCGTCTTGGTAATGTTATTAATCCTGATTATAAATGTTCTATTGATATGGAAGAAAAGGAACTAAGATCTAAAGCAAAATTTAAAGATATTAAATTGGTTGAAGAAGCAACCACTGATTCTGCTAGAGCAGGGCAAGGATATCAAAAAACAGGTGCTCTCCTTACTTTACCTTATACAGAAATAGCTCAGATTGAGCAACCATATGCAACCAGACTTGAAAGAATTACTCCTGTTCTTTTATCTAACTGGGCAGGAAAAATAACTCTTGATCCTGCTAGTGATAATTGGTTTGAAACAGAAGTTGCTCCAGATTTAATCGTAAATGTTGAAGGAAACTATGATACACTTTTAGCAGAAGCTGGAGGTGAGACTAATCTTGGTACTGTTTGGAATGCCTGGCAAACTACTTGGTCAGGTACTAGCGTGTCGAGAAACGGCGGCATATCTAATGTGCGGGGGATGGGCCTTATGCAGGTGCTGGACACTGTTCGAAGTACT